CCTTCTTGATTTCCAGCCTCAATAGGCTCCATTTTAAATTCAACTTTTGAGTCTGGGCTGTCTGCTGGAAGTGGGACGTATAGGGATCTATGATTCTTTCCCTTTAATCCAACTTGGAAAAACTCTAGCAATTTGCGCTCTGACTCTGGAGAAAGTTTTGCTCCCTTTACTGTAATGATATATCTTGGGACCGCCTTGTTTTCAAAGTAGTCTAGGTTATAGCGGCCAGACAATTCATTTCCAGCAAGGGCTACCTGTGCTGCAATAATATCTGGAATACCGTAGTAGTTGTTCATTGGTGTATATTTCTTTAAATGAATAATTTCATTTGGGCGATCTTCTTGACCAGCGATTGGGTTCTCTACTTCATTGTCTCCGAAGTTACTAAAGTATACTGCCTTGCCGTATAGTAGTTGAACAAAGCCATCTCTTAGTCTACGAACACGCATTGTCTTTGCTGGGATATGACCGATATACCCTATGTCTCCGCCTGTTGTTCTTCCTATTTCAATATAGCCATTTCCTGTTGCTTCTAGGTCTGTATAAACCTTAATCAGGGTCTGGGTAAATGTATCTTCATCGTTGGTTGTATCTAGCCAGGCGTGTACATCTTGGCGTAGCTTGTTTAATTTTCTACGGGCTCTTTCTAATTGTTTATCATCTGTAATAGAGTCAAAGGCATCGTTTGTTTTCTTTGTCTCAACAAAGTCATATCCTAGGCCAACAATGTTGGCAACCTTTGCATTAATTGCTGCATAGTTATATGTTGAAATTTCATATATCTTTGAAAGGTATTCTTGATTGTATGGAGGCTCAATAAGATCGAACATTGCATAACCAGTTATGGCTTGTGCAAGTAGATTTTGTTGTGTTCCTGTTTCATCTATGCCAGTAAAAGACTTTGAGAATTCTCTATTAATTCTGCGCTTAAATGATGAGCCTAAGCCTCTAAACTTCTTTAGGTCTTCTAGGCCTACTGCAAATGGGTCATTATTCTTTTCGTCTTTTTTAAAAGAAAACCAATCTGCTGTATTTGATATGTCGATAATGTTTTCTGAGTTATCTTCACCAAGAAATTCTACTGTCATCTTAAACCACCTAGTTTCTTCATTTCGTCTTTATAGTTTCCTATATCGTATGGATCTGGAACTAATCCCCAGTCGAGTCTTTGCTTTTGATGCTGGAACTCTTCATCGTCAATCTTCCTTCTAGCGGAAAGAAATTTAGGCCCGCCTTCGTATACGCCGAACGAGCGAACTTCTCTAGCCAAAGCATCGATGTTGGATCTATTACCTTTTTTGGACGTGATCGAAAGAAAGTTCCCATCATCGTCTCCAATCCATCTGCCATCTGGCATTTCCCAGACATATATGCCCAGAATCGATTCTTCTTCATTAATGTTATATCTAGCTTTGCTCATATCCATAGACATAAATCATACCATTATTTCGTGCTAAAGTCTAGAGTTTGTACATCAGATGGACAAAACTATATGGTAACTGACTCTGGCTCTACCACGGTTATAAAGAATGGGGTCGAATCGTCACCTAAAGATGACTCTACTATAGAAAAGGATGTGTCATTTATTTGATTAATTGTATTCCCAGTATATAGCAGGTAATGGTTTAATATCCGATTTACGGACAAGGTGCTCTCATATACGGCTACATTGTTATACATATGGCCCAGCCCAGACTTGGAGTCATTCTGATTTTGATTAAATTTTATGTTGGTGTCTGTTGATGTTAGATTTATTACAATATGGTGTGGGGTATCTACTACTAGGAAGTTCCAGACATTTGTTTCCGCCGTCCTATCTATGCCATTGACATAAATTGAGGAGATCCCTGTCTTTGTTATTAGCCCCGTATTATCCCACTCGTACTTTTTATTAGCTCCTGAGAATAAGACATTCTGATTATACTGTGGGGTGTATATCATCTCTATGCAAGAAACGGCGGGAATAGAATTCAATGAGAATCCATGTCCGTCATACATAACAAGCCCATTGTATTTATTATAAGAAAGGGTCTTGCTATTAACCTTGGGTAGAGAGTAGTCATATGCAGAGGATACATAATATCCTGAGTTGTCGCTATAAAAGTTCTTTCCAGTATAGAAGGCTATTTCTAGGGATCTAAGAACTGGAAGATATTTACTTGTATCTGCAGAGGATAAAGTTATCCTTAAATAAACTATCTCTGAAAATTGATTATCGTTCTTATTGATATAAGGAAGAGGACTTCCATTCTTGCATGTCCGCCAAGTAATATTATCGATGCTGGCCTCTACAAGAATTCCAGTTACATCATTGCTCCAGTGGATCTGGGATGTATCGATATTTAAATAGCTTGGGACAATGAAGTAGTCAGTAAATGTAAATGATGCCGTTGCTGAAGTTTCTGTTTCTGGTATATAGATAAATGAATTGTCATCAGATATTGAGATTCCTCCCGTTGCCACCTCAGACCATGTCTTTGATGTTGGGTATGAATATATAAACTTAGGCCTAATTGATTCCGTGTTCATGCTGAATAGGTATCCGTTATCTGCTGCCACAATTTGAGATATATTTACTTCTTGAGTTCCCTCAGAGTAATGATTTAATATCTGAGTTCCAGATAGTGCATATCTATAAAATGCGACACAGTCTACTACAACTCTTCCAGATGCTGGCCCACTTTGAAAAGCAACTAACTCATTAGAAAACTTATATGAGTCTATTTCTAATGCATCAGCAATTAATCCGTTTATATATAGCGACAAAATATTGCTTTGGAATATAGCAACTATGTATACTACTTCAGAATTTGATACTGTAGCCTGAACCTGATTAGCCCCGACTTTAAATATAATATTACCATTCTGATAAAATATTCCAATGTTATTAGTGACATCTCCAACTATTGTTGTGCTTGTGCTATAACCTGGAAGTGCACACCATGCCTCTATAGAAAAAGAATTATCTTTATAGTATTTTGTTGCAATTCCTTTAGGGCTATAATTAATTACTGTTGATGTCAAAAGCTCAGTTCCTCTTACGGACCCTGTCACTAAAGGCATTATCTCTTTTGTGGATGCAAAGGAAGCGGTACCATTATTTAAACTACCTGAGTAGTCATATATCTCTAGACCGCTTATTTGTCCGTATGTGATACCGCTATCTTTTAAAGCCTGGTATGTTGCATATTGAGATAACAGCTCGGTGTATGTGTCAGTAGCACCTGACTGCACTTCATCTAATAAATAAAATGAGTTTGGAAAGTCGTTTAAGACTCTATTTTTATATGACATTCCATCCTCCTCTTTTAATTAAAGTGCTGCTATTTGTGTTTGCTTTTCAGCAATTAATGTAGTTAAAGTTGAAACAGCTGTTTCATCTGGGTCTGACTTTGCATTTTCTGCGATAAGTCTTACTTCAAGTGTATACATCTGATACTCTAGATTTCTAATTTCTGCTTGAGCAATTGCTGCTTTCTCATCATTTGTTAGAACTGTATATGTTGGCATTTTATTCTCCTTCTTCTATTTTTATTCTTTCAGACTCAATGGCTTGAATCTTTTGATCTATTGACTCTATGCTGAGGTTTATTTCAGCAAGCTCCTCCTGAGTTAAGTCAGGAGTAATCCTATCATTTAACATAGTTCTTTCAGCACCTTTTGATTTTAGGTAACCATCTATAATAAAAATCTTTTCTTCTTTAGATATCATATCATATTCCTTAGAGTGACCATGGTGACCACGGTCCATCGACAAACGCATTAGTAACTGTGTTATATCCGTATATCCTAAATCTTAAATATCTAGGGCTTGAGGTTGCAGGAATATCTCCAGCATGAGTACCAACAATATAGTTCCAAACTGATCCCAGTCCTGAAGTAGAGATATAGCTGGTATTATAACTTTTTGTATTTCCAGATGAGATGTTGCCAGTAGACGCATTGTTTCCAACTTCCCATTCTATTCCATAAGGATCGAATGGACCTGAAAATGATGGGTTGTCCATTCCCCACTTAACTGTTGTTCCGCTTCGATAAAATGTTGGCCTTGTTGGTGTCCCAAAGTTTATTGTTGGTGATTGAGTAGTCGTTGCAGATCCAGAGCCAGGGGAACCAAACCCGTATATGTTCTTGTAAGCAGTTACTGTTGCGTAATATGTAGTTGATGCAGACAGCCCAGTAACACCACGTGATGTGTCTGTAATTCCAGACGTATTTAATATATTGCTACCGCCAGGTGACGTACCTACTGAGACCGCATAAGAATCAGCGCCAGCTGTTGCACCCCAAGATATTAAAAATGAAGATGCAGTAATACTGCTTATAGATACAGAGGGAGTGCCTGGAGCGGTTATAGCAGGTGTACCTGATGCTTTAAATGATCCATACGGGGTCCAAACATTGTTATCTCCTGATGCCGATATATAAAAATAATAAGTTGTTCCTTCTGAAAATGATCCATTATAGCTGGCAGAAGTTCCCGTCCATTCTGGGGCATCGTAAGACACGGCTGGATCTAAAGATATGCTAGATCCTTGTGTCCAATATACTCTGTACTTAGTTGCATTTGTTGCTCCGCCCCAAGATACAGATAAGTTTGAAGTAGTTGCACTTCCATTAGCAAATGTAGGAGAAGTTGCATTAGGCTGGACAAGATTTCCTGATCCTGTTCCATAATCGCTTCGTGTTGCTGGTGCTGCTATAGTTGATGCTACTGATGCTCCGTAGCCTTGAACATTTCCTGATGATCTAGGATATATGGTAAAGTTTCTGGCATTGTCGTCAGGCGGAGTATATGGATAGCTTGTTGTGTTACCCACATTTCCAAAAAACCCTCCGTTAACGTAAAGATCATAAGATGTTGCCCCAGTTGCTGCTGGCCAACTTAAAGAAATCCTCCTATTTGTATTTACCGCTCTTACTGAGAATGATGCATTTCCTGCAGTTCCAGTTCCACTAAATATTCTGTTTCCTACATCTACTGAAGGTGATCCTGCGGTTCCTCCAGACGTGGTTTCATAGGTAGTTGCATTTGGTACAAGGTTCCAAGATCCGCTATAGCTTAAGCCATTTGGATTAAATGAAACTGTTGGAGCACCTACTGTTAGTGTCGTATTTGATCCAGTTAAAGATGAGACATGTGTTAGCATTTGAAGCCCTGTAGTTGCTGAAGATGGAGTACTTCCTCTAAAATTAGTTGCTGTTACTCTACAACCTATTACTTTGTCAGCATCGGCTGCACCTGTAGTATAAGTATTATTTGTTTGACCAGCTACATCTGAACCATCTCTTGTCCATTGATACGAATAAGAAGTGGGAATATATGCATCATTTGAATTCCATGAACCTACCGATGCAATATATACACAACCAATTCTTCCTGCAGTTCCAGATAGTGTGGATATAGATGCTCCAGATACATTTTGAGGAGACTCTGGATAATTTATTAACCAGCTCGTTCCGTTAAAAATCCATGCTTGTTTTGCGGTTGACCAAGACAAACCATTATAAATCTTTAATGATTTTTGTGTTTGCCATGTTGTTCCATCATATGCTTTTATAGTCATATGCTATCCTAAAAGAATATATATAAATCGCCAGCTGCAGTGCCAGTTGGTGGCGTTCCAGTTGTGTTATAGAATATTTTATTTGAGTTTGCAGTATTTGTTCCGTTTGAATATGCTGTAGTTGCAAGGTTTATATTTGCACCGAGTGCTACTGGTGCGTTGTTAATTGATATTGATGAGTTTGCAAGCATAGCATTAGTAATTGATCCCGCCGACGGGGTGCCTACTGGACCCTGTGCTCCTGTGTCGCCCTTAACACCTTGAATACCTTGTATTCCTTGAGCCCCTTGTGATCCAGTAGCACCTGTGTCCCCTGTGTCTCCTTTGGGACCTTGAATACCTTGAATACCCTGAATACCTTGAATTCCTTGAGGCCCCAGATCAGAAACTGTAATAGAGCCAGCCATTGATGAGTGGTATTCGCAAGCATAATAAAGTTGAGGGGCATTAAATGGAACTTCAAATATAATTGTTCCATTATCCCGTGTTCCTGAAGATAATGTTATTCCAGTAGAATAAACATTTCCTGCGCTATATGCACCTGAAACTGTTTGAATCCAAAATGGATGTCCGACTGCATTAACATTAATTACATATCTATGCCCCCGAATAAAAGATAAAGTTGGATTAGCAGAACCATTAATTGTATATGAACCAGATCCCGAGTTTGTAACGGCTAAAGTTATTCCGCCTGAAGCTCCAGTTGCACCAGTGTCTCCAGTATCTCCTTTGGGACCTTGAATACCTTGTGGGCCTTCTGGGCCAACTATCTGGCCAGCGGATGTCCAAGATGTACCACCCCAAATATAAAGGTCTCCATCGGACTGTACAATTCTTGCATCATTTGCGCTGTTTCCAGTTGAAGGCAGAAGGGGTACGGTTGCTACTGATGCTTTAACATTAATAGATGTTCCTTGTGGCCCTACAGGCCCTACAGGCCCTTGTGGACCCACTTCTCCTTGAGGTCC